CTAAACCGTTATAGGGACCAAAATCCCTATCGGGGGTTCGAATCCCCCCCTCTCCGCTTTCCCGTCCGGGCCGTTGCCACGGTCCGAGCCGAAGGTCTCGTCGCTTGCTGTGATTCGCATGGAATCAGCGACAAGACCCCGGCGGCTCGGGCCGTGGGTCGGTGGCTCAGGTTGGAGGGTTGTGCGAATCACAGCACATGAACTATCGGGCGTCCCCCCGTCCGTGTCAAGCACTTTTTTCACGATTCGTTCTAACTCGGCCAGCGCCGCGGCCATGGGCGCGGCCTCGGGCTCGATGTAACTCCGCTCCAGAACGGCAATTGAAGCGTGCCGCGTCTGCTGGGAAATTTCTTTCAGCGACAGGCCCACGCGCGTGTGCAGGCTGGTCGCCAGCGTCTTGCGGAAGCTGTGGAACCCCACGCGGCGCGGGTCGATCCCCGCCGCGGCGATGTCGGCCCGGAGCGTGTTGAGCGACACCGCCTGCGGGAACACCCGCGCGCCGGAGTCCGCTTTCGGCAGTGTTTCCAGCAGGTTCAGCACGCTGTCGGCCAGGGTGATCCGCGTCTCGGCGCGGTCCTTGCCCAGCACGCGCAGCTCGCGGTTCACGCCGTCGATGTCGCGCCACCGCACGCGGCGGGCCTCGGAGTGCCGCAGGCCGGTGAACAACAGGAACGTGTAGAACGGCAGCCGCCGGGTGTTACGTTTGTTCGCATCGCGGTCATGTCTGGCGGTCCAGGCCAGCAGGCGCCGCGCCTCGTCCACGGTGAAGGGACGCATCCCGCGCCCGCCCTTCCCCCGATCTCTGATCCGCAGGTTCTTGGTTGGGTCGTGGGGGACGCGGCCTGAACTCACCAGCCAGCGGCACAGGGCCCGGGCGCAGCTCAGGAGGTTCTTGCGTCGCTTGGGGCTGGCCTGGTCCTGCTTGTGGGCCGCCAGCCAGCCGGCCACGGCGGCCTCGGTCAGGTCGGCCCAGGACCGCAGCTTGAGCTCGGCGACCAGGTTCCCCGCGTCGCGGCGGTACTTCTTCACCGTCGTGTCGGAGAGGTCCTCGACGGTGGTCAGGTGAACGACCCAGAGCTCGATGTCCGCGAGCAGCACGCCCGCGCCGGGGCCGTCCGCCAACCGGAGGTTGGTGGTCGGGTGAATCACAGCATTGATGAGTTTTCCACATCTTGTGAACAAAGCAAGCCACTTCATCGAAAACTCCGTGGTTTCGATGCTTTCGCGGGGCCCGTCCGTGAGCGTGGAATGGCTGTCAGCCGGTCGGATTCAGCCAGAGAGGGCATACGGCCTTTTTATGGGGCCGGTTCAGCGGGTTGTGAAGAAACTTTCACCACTCGGCCAGCGCGGAGCGCAGGGCGGCGTCGAGGCCGGCGGCCAGGGCCTCGGCCCCGGCGGTGTTGGGGTGGGTCCCGTCGCTGGTCTGCACGCGGCCGCTGAGGCGGATGGTGCCGTTGAGGTGGGCGACGTTGACCATCTCGTTGGCGAGCTCGGCGTACGCGGCGTTGATGCCCTGCAGCTCGGTGTCGCTGCGGGCGGCGGTCTTGTACGGGCTCATCAGGCACCAGGGCACGGTGGCCAGCGAGCTGTCGAGCTGGCCCAGGAGCGTGCGGTACTTGTCGATCATCGCCTGGGCGTTGACCTTGAAGTTGGTGTAGTTGCCGGCCTCGAGGTTCCCGCCGCCGGTCTCCTGCGCGCCGGCGGTGCCCTTGAGGTTCGCGCCGATCATGCTCAGCACGGCGTTGGGCCGGCCCAGGGCGTCGAGGAAGCTCTTGCGGACCGCGTCGGAGCAGACGGTGGCCAGGCCGTGGTCGAGCAGGCCCCAGCCCTGGGTGGCCACGATGGTCATCTCCAGGCCGTGCTTGCACGCGAGGTAGAACTTGCAGCCCAGGATGGCGACCGAGCGGTTGGCGTTGCTGGTCACGCCGTCGGCGTACACCTGCACGGTAAGGCGCGGGACGCCGCCGGGGACCACGGGCGTCCCGCAGCTCACGTCGAGGGTGCGGACCTCCACCGAGCCGTCGCCGCTGGTGGGCGCGTCGGTGAGCGTCTGCGCGGTGGTCGAGCCGCCGTCGGCACTGCCGCGGACGCGCACGCCGAAGTTGTCGTTGTTCTTGACCGCGTAGATGAGCCGGGCGCGGACCGCCTGCCCCTGCCACCACGGGCCGTTGCGCCACGGAAAGGTGGTGGAGGGCTGGAAGTACAGCAGGTTGGTCCCGTCGGCGGGCGGGGTGGCGCCGAGCACGATCTCGGTGTCGTCGCAGGGGAGGTTCCCGGCGAGGTAGGTCGTGGCGGTCAGGGCGCCGCCGCCGACGCCGACGCGGGGCACGCGCTGGTTGAACGTGGCGTCGGTCCCGGCGTACTGCTTGAACACCACCACCGCCTCGCTGTTGGTGTTGTGGATGCCCTGGGCGGTCCAGCCCTTCCAGTTGGCGGGGCCCAGCGCCTTGACGATGCCGCCGGCGGCGCGGGGCGCGGTCTCCAGGGTCCAGATGGAATCGGCGAGGACCAGCAGGTGCGTGCCGGCCGAGGGCGGGGCGATGACGGCGCGGGCGAAGCCCGAGCGGGCGAGGCATGCGCCGGCGGACGAGCCGCTGCCCAGGGCGGGGGCGCCGAAGTTGGACTCGACGCCCTGGCTCTGGTACTGCATGGGCGGGAGCGGCCCGCCCGTGGAACGGATGACGGCCATGGATCAGCCCCTCGTGTTGCCGTGGATCCAGGCGGTCTCGCCCAGCACGGGGATGCGCGGCAGGGCCTCGGTGGTGGTGGCGACGATGTCGGACCCGTCGATGGCGACGGTGAGCGGGTACGAGCGGGGCCCCAGCCCGGTCAGGCCGCAGTCGGTGAAGGTGATGAACGCGTTGCTGAGCCGGGCCACCAGGTTGTCGAACGATCCCAGGCTGAGGTTCACGCCCGCGAGCTTGAACGCGGTGGTGCTGTTGTCCTCGACGGCGCTGGCCACCTTCACGTCCAGGCGGGGGAAGCTCCCGGCGCTCATGCCGGCGGCGCTGGCCTTGGCGGGGAGCAGGTACCAGCCGGTGTCGGTGCCGTCGGAGTTGCCGCCCGAGTAGTCGCCGTAGAACGTCACGTCGAACTCGTTGAGGATGGGCTCGTCGAACTCGTCCACGGGGATCGAGCTGACGTCGATGATGTTGCACACGCCGGTCTTGACGTTGACCAGGGCGTACCCGCGGAGCCGCTCGGCGCCGTTGGTGCCGACGGCGAAGTCGCCGCTAAGCTTGGTGATCTTTGCCGAGTAGCCGGCTGCGGCGCTGATGTCGTTCACGCTGACGCCGATGGCACCGGGGATGCGGGCGGGCTGGTCCAGGTCGATGAAGAGCGTGCCAATCAGGCAGTCGTCGCCGCCGATGGTCAGGTAGAAGTCGAAGCGGATCCAGGTGGCGTCTGGCGCGTCGGCGTCGGCTAGGATCGAGTTGGGGACGCCGAACTGGTACAGGCCCTTGCTATAGCCGTTGTCGTACTTCACGAAGCCCTGGCTCGTGTACTCGTTCAGCGTCGCGGTGGCCGGCGCGATGTCCCGCTGGTTCACCCCGCCGGCGAAGATGGCCGCGTCGCTGGTCCCGACGCACTTCAGGGAGGCGGTGTCCCAGGCCAGTGCGTCGAGCGGCTTGCCCGTGGTGGGGTCGAAGAGGAAGACCGGCAGCATGTTGTCGCGGTCGTCGGGCTTGAGCTTGACGGTCTGGTTGTGCATGGGCGGGCGTCCTTGCTGCTGGTTGGTGGTCGGGGATGATCTGCGGTCGGGTCGTGGTTCAACGGTCGTGCGCGAAGATCTGAAGGCCGGCGCCCGTCGCGCCGTTGAGCGTGCACTCGATCTCGAGCACCGGCGCCCCGCACGGCGGCACTTCGAGCGTGGCCACGTCGTTGCCGATGCGCGAGTAGCTCTCGGCCAGGAGCGACGCGGGCCGCGTCACGTTGGTGACGGCGATGGTGTCGGCGAAGAAGCCGTTGGTCACCCACGGGCAGGCGTTGGAGCCGGCGGTGATCACCAGGTCGCACACGGGGCGCGGGACCAGGTAGTACGAGCCGCTCGCCACCCGCCACAGGAGCCAGTCCCAGACGCGGGCGTTCACCGTCTCGTTGTCGGCGTCGGTGACGACGAAGTTGAAGACCTTCCGCAGCAGCTCGCGGAAGTGGAACATGGCCCGGCCCGTGGTGTGGTCCGAGGCGTTGAACGGGCTGGGCAGGCAGGGCATGCCCTGGTCGTCCACGTCGGTCGAGGCGAGCGCCACGGGGGCCTTGGACGCGACGGCGACCAGGGCCGAGCTGTAGGTGCACAGAGCCGCGAAGGCCGGCAGGGGCGCCGCGACGGTGCGCCCGCCGAGCACGAACGAGCCGGTGATCTGGCCGGTGGGGACACGGATGGTGGGTGAGGCGGGCATGGTCGGCGTCTCCGTTGGTGAATCAGCGTGGAGACCGGGCCCGGCCCCCGCGCTGCACAAAGACCGTCAGGCCGCGGCGCCGGTCGAGGCCGGTGCGGTTGCGGGGGCGGGAAGTGTCGGCTGCGGCAGCCTGATCCCGCTCGCGCTCAGGAGCGTGGCGATCAGGGCGCTGTTGTTCGCCGCCGCGTGCGAGGCATCCCACTCCTTGTCGCGCAGGTCGCGTTCGTCGTGGGCGTCCTTCTTGCCGGCGGCGTACTCCTCATCGGCGAGCTTCTTGCGGCCCGCGCGTCCAAGCCCGATGCCGATGAGGCCGGTGAGCGTGCTGGTGACAAGCCCGCCGCCGGGGACCATGCCTCCCACCTGCCCGATGGTGCTCTGGGCCCACGCCCCGAACTCGGCCTTGGACGCCAGGTCGGCGCTGGCGCGGTCGGCCCGCTGCTGGATGGAGGCCAGCGCCTGGGAGGTGCGGTCGGCGATGTGGGCGACGGCGGTCTCGGTGTCGGTCTGCATCCGCGCCAGCCGGGCGGTGGTCTCGGCCTGCGAGCGGGCCAGGGACGCGCGGGCGTCGGCGGTGTCGGTCTCGTACTCGGCGGCGAGCTCGGCCAGCTTGATCCGGGTCTCGGCGTCGAGCTGGGCGGTGGCCTTGTCGAACGCGGCCTTGCGCCGCGCCTGGGCCGTCGCCTGCTCGTCGGCCTCGGCCTGGAGCTTGGCCGCCTGCTCGTCGGCCTCGGCCTTGAGCGCCGCGGTGAGGCGGTCGGCGTCGGCCTTGGCCTTGCTCTTCTCCCGCTCGGCGTCGAGCTTGGCGGCGGCGGCGACCTCGTCGGCGCTCATGGGCGTCTTGCCGTCGTAGGCCTTGGTCTTGAACAGGTCGCAGCCGGCGAGGCACAGGCACAGGGCGGCGGCGAGGAAGAGCAGGGGGAAGCTGGTTCGCACGGCGTGTCTCCGTAGCAGGCCGGCGGGGAGGGGTCATGACACCTCGACCCCTCCCCGCCTGAGCCGCCGACACGCTACGGGGCGGCGGGCGGTCCATGACGGCGTGCGCGGGCGTGCGTGCCGGGTTTTCGTGGTGCGTTCAGTTGCCGTCGTCGCTGTGGCGGGCCTCGATCGAGGCGAGACGTTCGCCGTGGGTATTCACGCGGTCGTAGAGGCGCATGATGTCGGCGTCGTGGCGGGCCATGATGCTGCGGACCTCGGTGCTGACCAGGTCGAGTTTGGTGCTGATGGTGGTCAGCTTGGCCTCCACGGCCTCGGCGGTGAGCTTGCGGTTGGCGTCCTCGGCCTCGCTGGCGTCGTCCTCTTTGCGGTCGGCCCTGGAGTTGAGCCACATCATGGCGCCGTTGACGAGCGAGACGAGGATGCTGACGACGATGAGCAGGACTTCCCAGGTGTGGGAAGGTTCGGCGGTGGCCTCGGCGAGCAAAGCGAGTGTCGGGGTCATCTGGTGGCCTCGGGGTTCCGGGGGTTCCCTTGGTCAGGGGCCTGAGCCCGCGAGCGTACGAGACAGAGCGGCCCGGCGATCGCCGACGGCGCGCCCGGTCCCGGGTTTTCAGGGGATGTTCCGGTGTCGGGACTACTGAGCCGACGAGGCCGCGGTCTATGCTCGCGGAGCATGGACACTGCTCCGCCAGCCCAAGCCCTGGCCACCGAGTACACCGAGTATCTGCGCCTCAAGCCCGGCCTGCTCGATCGAGCCGGGCAGTTCGTGGTCATCGTGGGCGTCAGGGTGATCGGGGTGTACCCGAGCCGCTCCGCGGCGCTCGACGCCGGGTACGGCGCTGTCCCGCTGGGCACGCCGTTCTTGGCGCACAAGATCCAGGCTGTGGAGCCCGTCCACGTCATTTGCCACGCGGCGCCGTGATGCCGCGACTCGCGTCGCAAGGTTGGCGGTCTCTCTGCGGTGGCAACGTTGCCACCCGTCGAATCGTCGTTCCCTGCAAACCGCGTTCTGACGGTCCTGGAGGGGTCTGACGTGTCCCCACTGCGCGCGGCGCGCAGTGGGCGTCGTTTGGCAACCGTGTGGCCTGAGCATCGGAGCCGCCGCGCGATCTCGCGGTCGAACTCGCCGAGCGGCCTTCCTGCGCTCCTGGAGGGGTTTTTGCCACCTGGGGTGTCAACGTTTACATGTCCCAAGAGCTCGCGTAGAAGATTCTTTCCTGTGGTCGGTATCCGTTCGCTTGGGGACACGCGGCCCACTGGGTACCGTGGTGACCGTGAAGAACGACCTCCCCGAAGGCTTCGTGCGCTTCATCCTCTGGCGCGTACCCGCGTTCTTTGTGTGGCTCACGCTGTACGCCTTTTATGGACCCAGCCCACGCGCCGGCTACAGCTTTGATGAACCGTGGGGCACGATCATCAGCATTGGGTCAGGGGTTTGTTTCTGCATCACAGGGTTCATAGCGATTGGCCTGCCCGAGATCATCGAGCTGGCGCAGGTGCGGTGGCAGAACCGGGGCGCCAGGGGTTCCGACGATCAGCCTCCTGAAGCGCCGCGTTGACCGCCTTGTGCATCGTGTTCATCCAGCGGTTGTTGGCGTCCAGCAGCTCCTTCTTGCGCGGCCAGGGGAGCTGCTCGAACTCCGCGTTGCTGATCTTCTGCATGTCCGACTGGTCGCCGATCAGGTCGCGGAGTCTGGCCGCCGCCACGGCCCGGTCCCTCCCAGGCGCGAACGAGGCCAGGTACGGGGCCATGCGCGCCGCCGCCGCGGCGTGGTCGCCGTTGCGGATGAGGTCCAGCGCCTTGGGGAGCGTCTGCCGCGCCGGCGGGGGTGTCTTCTCGTACCGATCCACGGCCCCCATCGCCCGGCCCACGGTCACCTCGGCGGGCAGGCCCACCAGCGTCGAGCCCTTCATCGCCGCCCCGTAAGCGGCCCGCAGGATCTCCTGGTTGGCCTTGTCGCGGCTCCATCCCGTCTGGGCATTCAGCCGCTTCATCACGGCTCCAACGAGCCGCATCCCCGCCTTGAACCCCTCCAGCGACGCCGAGCCGACCGGGGTCTGAAGATCAATCTCGTTGGCGTCCCAGCCGCCAAACTTCTGGAGCAACACGGATCCCACTTCGCTCGTAAAGAGACCGCCGCCACCCCATGGCGCCAGGAGCATGGCGCCCACGGCGCCGCCCAGCTCGCGGACGCCCGCCCGCTTCATGGCGTCCCGCAGCTCCTCCCGCTTGTCGGGGCTCATGTCGCCCCGCGTGCTCCCGTACAGGTACGCGAGGCCGGCGCCGCTCAGGGCCATCTGCACCCCCGCGCTGCCCAGGAGGCTCAGGCCCACGCCCGCGAGCATCTCCGAAGCCCGCGCCGGGTCTGTCTTCATCAGCCGCGTGGCCTGGTACGCCCGGTTGAACGTCTTGCTGGCGTCGGAGGTGAACATCGAGAGCAGCCGGCCCCGCGCCGAGCGTCCATACCGCCCCAGCCAGGCGGCTGAGTCGTTGGGCCCGTAGCTGTTCTGCGTGTCGCGCATCACTTGCTCGGCCTTGCGGGCGGCGTACGCCTCGTGCTGCGCCTCGGTCCGCTGCGGCTTCGTCCGCCGCGACTCGTTGAGGGCCGCGTGGAACGCCACCCGCGCCGGGACCGAGTCCGCCGCCGACATCATGCGCACCTGGTCGAACAGGGCCGGGATGTTGGTGGTGAGCAGGTCCATCGCTCCCTTTGGCCTCGCCAGCGTGGCCGCGCCCTGCGCCGACCGGACCGCCGCGATGAACGCTTGTTTGACGCCCGGGGCGCTGAACGTGCTCGCGTCCGACCCCACCGACGAGATCAGGTGCTGGGCCGACTGCGCGTACCGCTTCCACAGCCAGGGCGAGCCCTTGGTCATGCGGTCCATCGTCGCCCGTGAGGCGGCATGGGCCAGGCCGTACGCGATATCCACCGGCGAGAGCTCGCCCAGGAGCTTGAAGACACCGGTGAACTGCTTGGCGGCCGTGGTGACGTTGAAGGCGACCTGGGCCGACCCGATCCACCGGCGGAACTGGTCCAGCGCCTTGTCCGCCGTCGTCGGCTGGTCGGGGAGTGTTGAACCGCGATCGATCGCTCCCTGCAGCTGCTTGACCGCCGACTCGCCGAACTTGTCGGCGATGAGGCGCCGGGTGTCGCCCGTGAGCAGGGTCATCTCGGCGGTGCGAGTCGCTTCCGCCTGGTGCGCGATCGCCGCCTCGGCCTTGACCGTCGAGAGCCACTTGGTGGGGAAGTCCTTGACCAGCAGCGCGAGCCGCGTGTCAGTGGTTCGCTCCTTGAGCCGCCCGCTGTTCTCCAGGTGGGCGCGGAGCTGCCCGCGCCACCCGGTCGGAGCCTTGGATGTGTCGGATGCCTCGGAGTTGCGGTTCCGCGGCCACTGGTCGGCGACCTCCTTCATGTCGTACCCCAGGAGCTCGCGGTGCGCCTTGCGCAGGTCCGCGCCCACCAGCTCGTTGCGCAGGTCCTTCAGCTCACGCACCAGCTTCACGTTCTCGGGTCCCACGGCCGCGGCGATCTCGCGGCGCAGGTCGTCGCCGGCCGCGGCCGGGCTGCCGTTGCGGTGATCATCGAAGTTGTACTTCTGCCCGGCCGCGTCGAGCGCGACGGTGTCAGGGTCGTGGGCCAGGAACTCCAACCCCTCGCCCAGCGTGAGCTCGCGCCCGCCGAGCTTCACGCCGATCTTCCGCTGGTTCGCCTCGCCCATCGTGCCCGAGGCTTTGGCCAGGAAATCGCCCCAGCCCTTGTACCCGGCGCGCTTCACCAGCTCGTCGCCGCGGCGGGCCGCTTCCCGTTCCACCCACAGCGCCGCGTTCTCTGCTCTGCGCTGCCCCTTGACCAGGACGCGGTTCACCGGCCCACGAGGGTCATTGTTGTCCAGGTCCAGGGCCAGGCTCCGGTTGTCGAGCTGATCGTTGAGCTGGCGGCGGGCGAACCCGACATCGGGCGCGTCGCCCTTGCGCACCGGCCTGACACGGCGCAGGTTGGCCTCGATCGGCCGCTGCACGTCGGCGATGCCCTGCAGCCGGCGCCCGATCCGCACCTTCTCCGCCATCGTGCGGTCGTGGATGACCGCTTTCACCTCGTTGACCGCGTCGGCCGCCTCGTTGGCCTTGTCCCGCATCGCCACCCAGTCGGGCCGGTTCTTCGCCTGCTCCGCCCGCACCGCGTCGCGGGCCTTCCTCGCCGTCTCCAGGTGCCCGGCCACCTGGGCCCGCTCGGGCTCGGTCAGCTTGAACCTGGTCCGCAGCTTCTCGGGGCTCCCGGCCCGCTTCTCCAGCGACCGCACCGCCGCCCGCGCGTCGTGCGCCGCCGCCAGCGTCTCGATCCGCTCGCCCGCCCGGTGCACGTCGGCGGGCGTCCTGGCCCGCTGCACGGCGCGCAGCATCTTCCCGCGGATCGACGGGGGCAGGGCGTCCTCGACGGTGTCGGTGAGCCGGTCGCGGAGCGCCTGCACGCTCGCGTCCTTGGCCAGGGCGTCGGCCTTGATCCTGGAGATCTCCTGCTTCGCCTTCTCGCCGCGGTCCTTCACGCCGGCTCGGTACGCCGCCGCCGAGTCCCGCTGGCTCTTCTTGAGCGCGGCGCGGAGCGCGTCCCGCTCGGTCACGGTCTTGGGCCCCTTGGCCAGGCCGGTGGAGGCCGCGATGGTCTCCTTGACCGTCGGTGCGTCCCTGGCCGCCTGGGCCGCCCGCTCCGCCTCCCGGCCCGCCCTGAACCCCTCGCGGGCGCCCCTGGCCTGGGCCTTCATCGAGGCGCCCAGGGCGCCGGGCTCGGTGACGGTCTTGGGCGCCGGGGCCATGCCGGTGGCCTGGGCGATCGTGCCCTTCACGCTCGCGCCCTTGCCCGCCCCCCCGCGCTCGGCGATGAGATCGCGGACGTCGGCCACCGCGGCGTCGAAGCGCTCGATCGGGTGGGTGCCGTCGGGCGCCCTGGTCCTGCTGATGATCGCCTTCACCGCCCGGTGCAGGGCGTTGAACTGGTCGCCCGTGCCCTTGGGGAACGTGGCGGCGTGCTCACGCACGAAGTCGGTGAGTTTCTGGCCGGTGGTGATGCCCCTCTGCAGGGCGCGTGCCGCCACTTCCGTGGCCCGGTGCCAGAGGTACTCGGGCGGGAGTGTGGCGCCGACGCGGGCGGCGGGCCCGCCCTCGCGCCGCGCCTTGGCGATCGTGGCGTCGTACTCGCGGACGATCTCGGTGGCCCTGGCGCCCGAGCGTTCGGCCACGCGCCCCGCGGCGGCGGCGATCCGAGACGCCACCGACGCCTTGGCCTCGGGCTGCGGAACCGGCGTTCTGACGGTCCTGGATGGGTTTGACGTGTCGTCACTGGGCGCCGCGCCCAGTGAGCGGCGCTGACCGGGGGTGTTCTCACTGTCATCCGCTGACAGTGACGACTCCGCCATACGGCGCGATTCCTCGGCCCGGCGGTCGAACTCGCCGAGCGGCCTTCCTGCGCTCCTGGAGGGGTCTGACGTGTCCCCACTGGAAGAACTTCCAGTGAGACCCTTCCCGGTGTTGCGGCCTTGCGACGGCTTCTCGGTGCGGGCCACCACGTCGTACAGGCCGTCGGGTTGCTTCACCACCGCGTGGTCGAGGCCGGTGCTGTCGGCCTCCTGCTGGGCCTTGAGCACGGCGGCGGGTCTTTCGCCCCGGGCCTTCATCTCCCCAAACCCCTCGGCCCGCGCCTCCTGCGGTGTCATCTCGCCGAAGTACCTCGTGGCCGGGAGGTTGAGCCGCTCGCCGAAGGCCGTGCCGCTCGACGCTACGTCCGGCGTAGCGGGGGCTACATTTGGCGTAGCGGTCCGCGCCGGCGGGGCGACGGGGTCCGAGCCGACGGCGTCGCCGCCGGGCTCTCGGGCGGCCTGGTCGATCACCGACTCCCCGTCCCCTGGCCGCGGCGTCGGCTCTCGCGCGGGCGCCGTGGTCTCGGAAACGCTCCTTTCCGTGTTGGTCTCGCTCGGAAAGGAATCGGCCGTTTGCTTTCCGTGTTGGGCAGCCGATTCACCCCGCAGCTGCTGGATACCCCGGCCAACCATCCGGGCCGCGCCGACGCCCACCACGTTCTGGGCCGCGGCGTCGACGGCCTCGGCGATCAGCTCGTCCACGGGCTTGGCCTTGTCCAGGCCGTTGAGCGACCGCACCAGGTGATCGGCGAACACCTGCCCGGCCCCGATCACGGCCGCCTCGGCCGCGGTCTTGCCCTCCTGCTTGAGGTCCTGGGCCACCGCCCGCCCCAGGGTGCGGCTGGCCGCGCCGCCCATCACGTCGCCCAGGGCCTTCTCGGCCGGGCCACGCAGGAACGCCGGCAGCACCTTGTCCAGGTTCAGCATCCCGAACGCCTGCGCCACCGCGCCCCGCTGTGCCGCCACCTTCCACTGCTCCGACACGGGCCGGTCCTTCAGCTCGTCGAACGTCTCGCCCATCACGGGGATGGTCATGGCCGAGGCGGCGCCCGCGGCTCCGGCGAGCACCGGGCCCGCGCCCAGGCCGCCGGTGGCCAGCGTGGTGGCCACGCCGCCGGCGATCGGCGCCACCTGCCGGGCGTACCGCGAGAAACCGGCGGCGGGCGGCACGTCGCGGACCTGCGGACCGACCCCGGGCCCGAAGGGCGTAGCGGTGCCGCCCGTGAGCCCCTGCTCGCTCTGCACCAGGCGGTCGCCGACTTCCTTGGAGATCACCGGGATGTCCCACCCCTGCACGGTCCGGCCCACGCCGCCGGCGAAGCGGCCGATGCCCGCGAGCAGGTCGTGCGCGCCGCCCTCGATCTGGCCCGGCACGTTGGCGAGCTCGCTGCCGAAGCCCTTGACGGCGTCCCACGCCTTGGCCCCGAGCGAGCTCGCGCCGGGCGGAGGCGTCTGGGGCTGTGGCGCCTGCTGGGTGCTCACCGCCGCGGGGGCCGGCGACGGCGACGGCTTGGTTCTCGGGTCCAGCTCGACAAGCCAGTCCCGATCGCGGAGCCGAGACGCGGCGCCCTGGGCCTTCTGGGGCCGGTCGGTGCCCAGGATGATCGAACGCATCTCGTCGGCGTAGTTGGTGGCGGCACGGCTCATGGTGAACACTCGCAGGAAAGTTGGCGGATATCTTCCGTCAGGGCTGGTCCGGAGCTTGGCGGCGCGGCATGATCTTGGCGTGTGCAGCGCAACCACCAATCCAGCAAACTTCACACCCGCCGCCCGGCGCTGCACACACACGAAGGGCGGCGGTTGTGCTTTTGCACCGGAGACGCCCATGGCGCGGACCCGTCGCCCGGCCAGACCGCACAGAACGGGCTGGCACGATTTCATGACCGAATCGAGATCCGCGGGCTTTGAAGTCCGCGCCTGCTCTCGGGTCCACTGGCAGGTCCTGAGCCCCCTCGGGCGCCCGCTTGTGAACTACTGGCCCACCACGGGCCGGTTCAGGGCCGAGCGGGGCGGCGAGACCTACACGGGGCGGATGATGGACGTGATCCGCCTGGCCGTCGCCGCGGCGACCCCGTCGATCCACCCGCCGTTCATCACCAGATCGCCCGCCCGCCACGACGCCCAGGTCATCGCGCCCCTGGCGTCCGGCGTCCCATCGGATACCTGGGACCTCACCGGCCCCATCTGACTCGTTGCACACCACGCCGAACCGCGCGGAAGCGTGGCCAGGCGTTTTTTCACAGCGTGGCGCCGGCGCGACAACGGCGTGGGGGCTCGGGCCGACGGACACCTCATCCGATCTGCTGGGCTTGCCTGATCCTCTCACCCCGAAGTCCACCCGCGGAAAAAAGCGGCTTGGGGGGGTAGGGGGGGTCTGGACCTCCGACCGTGTCCTCTCCGAATTGCTGGGGGGGTCGGATCCGGAGCGCAACGCTTCCATATCACCAATCCCAAAGCCCGCGCAGCGGGCGCAGGACTCGGACACCGGAGACTGCGCGCGCAGGGTGTGCATGGGATCACGCGGACGCCAACAACAACAACCGAACCGTCTGATCGTCCGTCACCGCCGTCGTGCCCGGCTGGGCACGGACCTCGATCCGCTGCAGGTTGCCGATCAGGGGGTCGATGGCGCTGAACTGGTCGTCCATCTTGGCCGACGGGAACACCAGGGGGAACCGCTTGTTCACCTTGCAGGCGAAGGTCTTGGTCGCCCCCAGCACGTTGGTGAAGGTGATCAGGGCCTCGACGTTCTTGACGGTCGCCTGGGCGTCGTCGGGGTCCACCATCAGGCAGATCGCCAGGACGTTGGCCAGGTCGAGCTGGGGCTCGTTGTCGGCGTCGAAGATCACGACGTTGTCGGGGGTGGCGTCCCCGATCACCTTGACGGTGCGGTCCACCTTGGCGGCGACGCCGGCGATCGTCCCGGAGCGGTCGAACCGGACCGATTCGGCCCCGAGGGCGACAACGAGCTGGGCGAAGGTGTTGGCGGTGGCCATGGCGGTGATCTCCTGGGTGGTCAGTCTCGGCGGTCGCGGTCGGCGTACTCGGGGTCTTCCGGCGAGCCCTTGACGTAGACGTAGGTCACGCCGTTGCGCGTGTACTGGCCGATCTCCTGGCGGACCGGGCCGGGCGTTGCCGCCGCGGGGGCCGGCGCCGCCTGGGCTTGCCCGTACTCGGCGCGGAGCTTGTCGAGGTACCCGCGGTCGCGGAGCCAGCGGGCGCTCTCGGCGACGGCGCGGGGCGTCATCCGCAGGCGCCGCACCAGCGTCTCCATCGCCTGGTCGCGGGTCTCCTTGTCGTTCGACGCGATCGCCTGCTCGAGGGGGAAGAACTCGGCGGCGAAACGGTCGGCCGTCTCCTGCACGGCCTGCTTGAGGCCCCCGAAATCGTCGGCGTGCTCCTTGAAGCGGGCGGTGAGCTCGGCGTAGCGGTCGTACGCCTGGCCGATGGGCACGACCCGGTACCCCTCCTTGTTCCGCTTCTCCATCATGGTGTTGGCGGCGCTGAGCACCTCGCCGGCCTTGTTCTTCTCGGCCCGGGAGTACAGCAGCTGGTCCTTGCCCTTGTACAGCGGCTCGCCGTTGGGCCCGGTCGGCGCGTCGCTCCACAGGGGGTTGAGGATGGGCGCCAGGAGGTCGGGCGACATGCTGGTGGCCAGCGTGAAGGCGTCACGCTCGGATTCCGAGCGCAGGTCCGCCTCCTCGTGCATGGTCTCCAGGAGCGTCTTGCGCCCCGCCGCCCTGTCATCCATGAAGGTCTTGGACAGGATGTTGCGGTCCGCCGCCAGCTTCTCGCGGGCCTGGTTGGCCCTCTGGGTCTCGTCGATCCTCTGCTGCCCCTGGTCCGCGGCCGTCGCCGCCCGGTCGGCCGCCAGCGTGTCGCGGTAGCCAGGCCCGTACGCGTCCTCCCGAAGGCCCGGGTCGATCGGCCTGCCCGCCCGCACCTGCGCCGCCGCCGCCCGGGCCGCCGGCGTGTTGCCCAGATACCCCGCCAGCTCGTCGGCCGCGTTCCGCTGGTCCAGGTACCGCCTCATGGCCAGCTCGTCACGCGCCGACGGGGCCGGGGCCGCCGCGCCCGCGTACGGGTCGGTGGTGTCGAGCGGCCGGTAGGTGGTCACGCTCCCGCTGCGGACCCGCACCCGGCCCGGGCCCGCCGGCGTCACGCCGTCCTGCTGCGTGTCCTGCTCCTGCGGCTGGTCGAACGAGCGGACCGGGCGCGAGGTGGCCAGCCGCGCGGCCCTCGCCTCGGCGTCGTTGCGCAGGGCGATGGTGCGGTTGAACTCGTCGGTGGCCTGCTGCTCGGCCGCCCGCTGCTGGTCGCCCAGGGCGCGGCGGCGCATCAGGTCGGCCAGCTCGGCGTCGCTGCGCTTCTGGCGGACCATGCCCGACCCCTGCAGGTCGCCGGCCACGTGGGCCAGGCCGACCAGGACGCCGGGGTCTCCGTGCTTGACGATGATGCTCACGGGTGCTCCTTACGCTGACGGTGCGGGCTTCCACGCGCCCCGGCGGGTGCGGACCATCGACCCGTTCCAGCTGTCCTGGTACGCCACCGGCTCGTCGAGGTACTGCTGATACTCCTGCTGCCGGTCGGCGCGGTCCTGCTGCCGGGCCCGCTCGGCCGCCTTCTCGGCGCTGGCCTGCTGCACCAGGCCCAGGTACTGGTCCACCTGGGGGTACTCGTCCATGCGGTCGCTGATGGCCCCCGACACGGCCCCGGCGCGCCGCTCGGCCAGGCCCGCCCGCGCCTGGGCCACGTTCTGGTCCACCGCGTTGTTGGCCCGCGCCAGGGCCTCGCGGTTCCGCGTGGTCAGGACGTCCAGGAGGGTCGAGTTGTACAGACCCCGGTCAGTCAGGCTCTGCTGCTGGCCGCCCAGCTGCTGATCGAACATCACCTGGTTGTCCTGCTTCTGGGTGGTGCCGGCGCCGCTCAGGAACTGCTCGGCGGCGTCGTACCCCTGGTCGAGCACCTTGCGCTGCTCGGCGTAGCGGCCCTCGTTGGCGGCCCGCGCCTGCTGGTAGGTGCCCTGGAGGTACTGCATCACGCCGGGGATGTTCAGCGACGGATCGCCGTTGGGGTCGGTTCCGAACAGCATGGCCAGCGAGGGGTCGGCGCCCGCCGGCGTGACCGGGGCGGGCGCGGCCTTCCTGCGCCGGGGCTTGTCGCTCATGGTCGGGTGGATGTCGCTCACGGCGGGTCTCCTACTGGATCAGGGTCTTGGCCTTGGCGTCGCGGATCAGGACGGCGAGGGTCTGGCACACGTCGAGCAGCTGCGCCACGAGGTTGGTGGCCCACTCCTGGTCGTACGAGCTGGGGGCCTGCTCCCACTTCTTCGTCGAGAGCGAGCCCACGACGTGCTGGAAGGCGAGCTGGCGGTCGGGGGTGACGGCGTAGAACGTGCCCGACACCTTCTCGACCTGGGTGTGCGTCGCCCAGAGCGATGCGTAGTTGTCGACGTAGGTCTGCCCCTGCTGGTTGCTCACGGCGGCCACGTTGTTCCGCAGCGCGATCACGCTGCCGGCCTGCGGCGCGCTGAACGTGCCCGCGGGCCCGACCAGGTGGTAGAGGACGCCGCCGTTGGTGGCCGCGTCGATGATCTGCATCGCCTGTTGGGGCGCTCCCACCAGCGACCACAGGATCTGGTTGTACTTGGTGATGTCGCCCTGCAGGCTGGTCAGCGCCCCGCCGTCGGCAACGGTCCCCGATACCGTGCCGAAGTCGACGGCCGTCACCTTGTACGTCGTGTCGAAATACAGGCCCAGCCCAATTGGGATCCCCTGCGCCCCGATCTTGGCGAGCGCGTCGCGGGCGTCCTCGATCGAGCCGACGCTGGGGTTGATCCGGGCTTCGTTGTTGACGGTCGCCATTACACGCGCCTCCGGCTGACGGGCGTGAAGGTGGCGCGGAAGCTCTGCAGGCGCATCCGGTTGGGGTTGGCCGTCGCCTCGATCACGAGCTGGTGCGCCCCGCCGGTCGCCCGCAGGCTCACGGCGCGGTCGCGCCCCCCGGCGGAGCTGAAGAACGTCCCCGATCGGTCCGCCGCCGAGGTGTCGAGCTTCACGACCTCCTCGGCGCTCGCCGCCGTCAGCCAGTACCAGGTCACGGCCGTGGTGTCCTTCTGGCCCACGCCGGTGAGCTCGTGCGCCATGCTCGTGACCTCGCCGGCGTCCATCTCGAACGGGGCGAACCGCACCCGGCTCACGACCGCCTGCTGGCTCGCCACGCCCCCGCCGGTCACGTACTCGTCGTACGCCCGGTCGCGGTTCTCGTAGTACACCTTGCCCTGGACGGCCACCAAGGGGCCCGCCTGGTCGGCCCGCTTGTAGTTCCGCAGGCTCAGGCAGTACTGGGCGCCGACGCTGTCGGCCTGGGCGAAGCGGTCGGGGGCGAGCGTGTCGCTCCGGATGTCGTACACCAGCGCGTGGTTGCCGTTGATGATCCCGTAGAAGTACAGGCGGACCGTGTCGCTGCCGGGGTCGTACGCCAGGCGGTGGCCGGTCACGCTGGAGCGGTCCTGCAGGTACGGTCGGATGCGGTCCCTGTCCATCCGCACCGGCACGCCGGCGGGCTCCATCACCCACAGGCTGTTGCCGCCGGTGCCCAGGAACCACAGCCGCCCCTGCCCGTCGAAGCAGTACTCGACGCCGTAGGTCCCCTGCGAGCCCAGGACCGTCGCCACGCCGGTCTCGGTGGGCACGCGGCGCAGCACGCCGCCCTGGCGGGGGTCGCTCGTGATCCGCCACACGCTGTTCTCGCAGAGGATCAGGAGCAGGTCATCGCCGACGGAGACCAGGTGCATGACCCGGTCGCCCACCTGCCCGGCGGTGGCCGTCGCGTTGAGCGCCACCGGCGACGTGGGGTTCAGCCCCGGCTGGAAGTTGCCGACGTTGCCCACCTCCGAGAAGTACACGCCCGCGGCGGTGTCGCAGGCGATCACCAGCGAGTTGCGGTACTCGGCCACGGCGGTGGCGCCGGTGCTGCCCCATGGCTTGTAGGTGGCGGCCCCGCGGGCCTCGGGCCAGTCGGTCACGGTGCCCGCCTGCGGGTCCACGATGCAGGCGTAGTACGTCCCGCTGTTGCGCCCGACCAGGTAGAGCTTGCCGGACCGCTCGGCCCACGAGACCACGCCGCCGACGGGGCTCAGGGCCGTGGTCGAGCCGATCGTGCTCCTGGTGTTCCCCTGCCCGATCGTCTGCTTGTAGAACTGGGTCCCGCTCCCGGTGCCCTTGGCGTAGATCAGGTAGTTGGTGCCGTCCAGGCCGCGGCAGGTGGCCATGAACGTGACGGCGCCGGTGTCGGCGTCGTTGATGCCGCTGGTGCTGTTGGGGAACCACCGTGCCAGGCCGGGGCGGACGCCGCCGGCGGCCTGGGCGGTGGACTGATCGAACGAGAGCGAGCCGTAGGGCGTCTGCAGGCGCCGCATGTTGAGCAGCTCGACGGCCTGGGCGACGATGATGCGGTCGCGGGGCGCGGTGGAATCCTGCCCCTTGTAGGGGAACCGGAACTCCACGGTGGTTGGCGCGGGGGCGGCGGGCATGATCAGTCGGCGGGCTCGTACGTCGCCTCGAAGATGTCGGGTTTGCAGGGGTAGAACTCGCCTTTGACGCCCCGGATGATCCAGTCTCCCGGGCTGGCATACGCGACTCCTTCGAGTGTTTGGATTCCAAGCTTGCTGTCGCCGACCTGGTGCAATGGCACGCCGTTGCCGACGAACCACCGAACCTCATTGAAGTTGTCGCCGACGTAGCGAACTGCGTCGATCACCACGGGCTTCTTTCGGAACTTCGCCACGGTCGGCCTCCTCAGATATTCAGGGCGCACGCCGCCTTGAGAAGCTGCATGTCGCGGGCGCCGCTCGTCAACGTCTGCACCGCCAGCACCGGCTTGAACGCCGCCGCCGCCGTCAGGGCCGGTCCCGTGCCCACCTCCTGACCGTCGATCAGGAACACCGGACGCCGCTGGTTGCTGATCCGGATCGACAGGTCGTACCGCGTGAGCGTCTGCGGCACGCTCTTGGCCACCGCGCTGACGGCGTCGCGGTTCTCGTCCACCGTCGCCACCCGGCTGTGCAGCCGCCAGTTACTCGCCAGGGCCGTGTCGAGCACGAACAGGCAGTGGTCCGCGTCGGTCGAGTAGTCCAGCGCGGTCGTGAGCTTGAACCCGAAGATGGCCCGCACGCTCGCCACCGACGAGCTGAACGCCACCGAGACGTCCAGGCTCGGCATCCGGTCGGGCGTCCAGTCAACCCAGCCCCAGGGCGACTGCTGCACCGAGTTGATCACCAGGGGCGAGACGATCATCTGGTCGCCCGAGGTGGCCCCGGTCGTGAGCTGGATGCCGCCGGTGGTGAGCTGCGTCGAGCTCGCGTCGGCCGCGTTGGTGCCGGCGAGCTGCCACTCCTTGCTGGCCCGCGTGTAGGCGCGGATCACCGCCTGCGAGCTGAACGCCGACGGGTCGCAGGTGGCGGCCAGGCACACCTGCCGATCGAACCCGGTGGCCAGGCCCCAGCGCTGGGCCACGGCCCCGACGCGTGAGGAGAGCCCCAGCGACTCGGACCCGGTGTCGTCGATGAAGGTCGGCATGGTCGATCTCCGCGAATCTCAAAGAGCCCGGGCGGCGCTCCGATGTCCGCCCGGGCCCCTGACCAAGAACAAGTCCGCCGCCGGAGCTCAGAGCGTGGCGTGGTAGATCGCCGTCACCTCGACGAAGCGGATATCGAAGTCGTGCTGAACCGGCGTGCCGGCGTCGATGACCTTGACCACCGCCTGGGGAATGAAAAGCTTGGCGTCCTGCAGCTGGGGGCCGGCGTACACCTCCAGGCCGTTGATCAGGTAGTGGGGGATACGCTGGTCGTCAACGCGGATGGCGAACTCCACGTCGGTGGCGGCCACGGCGAGCATGCCCGTGTCGTACCACGTCTCCACGCTGTTGACGGTCGTGCAGATCAACCAGTTGGCCGTGTTCTTGCCCGACGAGTAGGCGTTGGTCGGGTCGTGGATGAATCGCACGCCGTCGGCGGTCTCCACGGTGGGATCGGGGCTCAGGCGGGCGTTGGCGGTCTGGATCATGCCGCAGCTGAACGCCTGCAGGGTGATCTGGCTGAGGCACACGCGGGCGCGCCACGTCGGTGATCGGGCGCTGCCCAGGCACTTGTTCACCAGGCAGGTGGTGGTAGGGACCAGGGCTACGTAGTCACCGGTCGCCGGCGTGGTCGCCTGGGTCTTGAGGTTCACGCCGCCACGGAGCGACATGGCCACCACCTCGGTGCCCGTTCCGTCGGTGAGGAACTGGGTGTCGGTCGTGAGGGCGGTCGATGCGGCGGGCGGGAGCGGGAAGTTGTTGAAGTACTTGAACCGCTTGGACGTGTCGATGGCCGTCGACAGCATCCAGAGGAACTTGGAGATGAGGGCCTTGGTCGCGGTGGGGCTGGGCATGGGTCGCGTCCTTTCGTGCCGGGTGTGTTCGTGCCGGACCCGGTCGCCGGCGTGTGGTTCACTCGAAGACGACGGGGGTGAACCGCACCGGGTCCAGGGCCTCGTCGCTCATGCAGGCTGACGCCGGCCCGCCGGTTATCCGCTCGGGCGCCGCGTCGTCGATGCCGTACTCGCCGATCAGCCGGGCCAGCTCCTCGCGGAACCTGCCCTCGTACAGGGCGATGTCCGGCTGCACCAGCGACTCGTTCTCGATCACCTTGGCCTCGGCCCGCGCCGCGTAGATCAGCAGCGTCTCGCAGTCGGCGGGCACGTCGGGCACCGCGGCCGTGTCGCCCGAGCGCAGGTCGGTCCAGCCGGCGACGTAGATCAGCGAGAGGTTGGGCGCGTCGGCCCCGGGCGTCGGCCACACCAGCCAGCGCGGCCGGGGCGGCTGGTCCGCGGGCCCGTCGGGCTGGCCGCTCCAGGGGCCCGGGGCGATGTGCCAGCAGGCGCTGGAGGTCACACCCTGCTGCTCGCGGAGCTTGGCGATCTGCTCCGCCGTGGTCACGCGGATCGTGCTGGGGGCCGCCTGGGCGGCGGCGTTGTCGATGTACCAGCTCCGGTGCGCCTTGAAGTTGACGGGCAGCTCGATGTACGGCTGGTTCTCCACCAGGGGCACGAGCACCGGGCCGCGGATCCTCCACGGCCACTGGTGCGCGGCGTACACCCGCTTGCCGGCGCGGTTGAGCGTCTCCAGCAGCGAGTGGCGCGAGTCGGGCGTGTCCCCCAGGGCGTGCGCCAGCAGGTCGAGGTGTTGCTGCAGGGTCATCATGGGCAAACCCCCGGGCGCTCAGCGAAGAGCGCCGAGGGTGGTGAAGTTGTTGGGTGCTTACGTGTCGCCGCCAACGAGGCTGAACCCGTTGATGCCGTCGAAGATGCACAGGCCAGTCCCGGTTCCGGTGACGGGCTGCATGTGGTAACCCAGGAGCTTGACCGGTTCAGTGGTGAGGGCGATCACCTCCGCCTTGGTGAGCGGGATGGAGGTCTTGCCGACCCCGCCGGTCACAAACTCGCCCTTATTGGCGTCGGTGGTCTTGACGAGCACGATGCCGCGGAGCGTGATCCGCCCCACGGTGTTGTCCGCGAACGACCCTCGCGGATCGTCCACGACGCCGACGATGTACCGCATGTTGGCCACGGTGGGCACGGCGACGCCGCCGAGGATGTAATCACTCGCACCGTCGGTGTTCTGGACGTCCGGGTCCACGCCGGCCATGACGGAGCCGGCAACCTCGTCGGCAGTCACAACGAGGTTGAACCCGACGAGCTCGCCGTTGGTGAGCGTGCCGCCCGTCCGGTTGTACACGTCGGTCTGGAGCTTCCCGAGGAAATCGCCTGGACCCCGGGTCTGAATGCAGTTGTTCATGATGGTTCTCGCCGCTGGTGAGCTGGTCCCGCCCCGGCCGTGCCGCGGTCCGCGCGGCCGGGGCCTCGGGGTTCACTCGCTTACGGGTTGGCCGGGCAGATGATGCCGCCGCCGCGCTTGCGGCTCTCGCAGATGGTGTTCATCCACGAGTACCGCCAGAACGTCAGCACGTCGGGCTGCAGCGCGCCGCCCAGGATCGGGTCGCGCGGCTTCATGAACTTGTCCTTGTGCACCACGATGTACGTGTGCATGCGGTTCACGAGGAAGTACCGCGGCTTGCCGGTGGGGTACGCCTGGTCGGTGTACGCCCCGCCCGACTGGTCCAGCAGGGCCGTGTCCAGCTTGTTGACCCAGGTCACCTCGCGGCCGTTGAAGGCCGAGGAGCGGAACGGGTCGGTGCCGTCGCGGCGCAGGTTGTCGTTGGCCTGGCGCAGCAGGCCCTCGTAGATGTTCTTGCCGTTGAGGTTGGTGAAGATGGCGACGTCGTCGAAGCTGGTCTGCTGGAACTCACGCTGGGCGCCGGGGTAGGTGCTGTAGACCAGCTTGGGCGCGATGCGGTCGAAGGCCGCGAAGAGGCCGTTGGTCGCGTCGTCCAGGTTGGTGTGGTCGTAGGTCTCCTTGGGGGAGCGCCAGTTGGCGTAGGTAGTCGGGTTGATCTGGGCGAGCGTGGTGAACCCGATCGGCGCGATCCCGTTCTCGGGGAACCACGCGGGGATCGAGTACATCTTGCCCTTCTTGACCGACAGCGACTCCATGAGGCTGGTGTCGGGCCGGGCCCACAGACGGTCCTCGATGCCCTGGATGTGCTCGGCCTTGAGGTCCGAGTCCATCTGGTCGCGGAAGTTGACCCACCGGCTGAACTCGTCGGCCTCCTCGTTCATCTCCAGCTCGACGTCGGTGACGTCGGTGGGGTTCTCGAAGAGCCGCCAGGGGTACTGGACGGCGTAGTAGGTCTGCCGGCGCGTGACGGTGCGGACCGAGCCCGCCTCGTACTCGCTGAAGCCGCCGAGCTCGTTGAGCTTGACGCGGCCCTCGATCCACTTGCCGCCGCGGATCACCTGCTTCTGCGGCCGGTTGCGCATGAACCAGGCCAGCGAGAAGTTGTTCAGCGCCGCGTCGTTGATCATCTCGCCCGGCCCGTGCAGCCGGGCCTCGCGGGTGGCGGCCACCCAGTTGGCGTATCCAGAAAGGGATGACATGGGCGTCTCCTGACGCCCGGGTCCAGCGCGCGTGAACGCCGGTTACCGCTTGCCGGCCCTGGCCCTCAGCCGTCGCTGGATCTCGGCACGCTGCTCCTGGAGCGACGCCTGGGGCATCGCCTTGTGAACATCGAACGTGACGCGGTCCACGTCGTCGTCGCTGACCTTGATCGGCGGGCCCCCTGAGTTGCTGTCGGGGTACGACGGCGTCCCCTCGGAGAGCCTGCGGTCCTCGGCGTCGCGCTCGGCCCGGGCCTTTGCAAGGTCCTTGGGTTTCCCGAGCACAACCACGGCGGCGTCGCGCACCAGCTGCTCGATCTCACCCAGACCACCCTCGAAGGCGATGGTGCGGTCCGGGTCGAGCTCGCACACCTGAGCCACGACCTTCTGCCGTTCGCGCGAGTCCGCAAGCTGTGGGTACTCCGCTTCCAACTGCGTGAGCGTGCGGCCGAACACGTACGCCACGTCCCGCTTGCGGCCCTCGGGGATCGCCCGGGGCCGGTCGGCGTCTTCACGCCGGCTCCGGTCCTGGTCGTCCCGTCGGTCCGCCGCGCGGTCGTCGCGCCGCCCTTCGTCCAGCAGCTCGTCCAAGGGGTCCTGGCCGTCACCGTGACGGTCGCCGGTCGCCCCGTTCTCTCCGTCGCCCTCTGCCCCGTCCGTCCGGTCGGCGCGACCGCGGTGGCGGTCCGCGCCGTTGCCATTGCCGTGCCCGTTGCGGGCCGCGTGCCGCCTGGTCTCTTCCGCCTGCCGCGCCCGCTGGCGCTGGCGGTGGAACTCCTGGTGGCGCTCCTGCGCCGCCTCGCCCAGCCGGATCAGCCGGTCACGGTCCGAGGCGTTGATGTCGTCGTCGGTCCACCCGTCGAGCCGCAGGTGCCGGATCGCGTTGATGGTCCGGGCCCGCTCCTGCGGCGTGCTCCCCAGCTCGAGCCTGGCGGGCTTGGCCTCTTGGGCCTCGCTCTCACCGCCCTCGTCCTGGAGGTCCTCGCCGGCGGGCTCATCGTCATGGCCGTCGCGATCCACCGGCCCGGGGGGCGGGGGTGGGGGCGGCGACGCGGCCGGCTTCTTGGCGCCGGGCTTCTCCTCGCCCTTGCCCTTCTTGCCCGCCTCGGCCCCCTTGGGGTCGGGCGGCGCCTGGGCTGTGTTCTCACGCGCGACCACCGGCGGCTTCTTGCCGGTGACCTTCTCGTAGGCGGCGCGGTCGAGGTTGCCGCCGGCCACGCGCTTGCTGCCGGGCGTGCCCGAGCCCTTGTCCTTGCCCGCCCCCACCCCCGCCCCCGGAGCCGCCCCCGCCCCCCGGGCCTCCGTGCCCTGGGAGCCGGCGGCCGGGTCGGTCATGCCGGCCACGTCCGCCAGCGATGGCGGCTCGTCTCCGGTCGTGCGTTCAGCCGTGTCCTTGGCCATGCTTCGCTGTCCTCAACGCCCCGAATGGGCGCACCGCCGTTGCCGACGGGGCGCCCCTGGTCCTCACAGAATCGGCGATGGAAGTTACGCGCCGGCGGGCTGGGTTTGGGGCTTGGGCGCGGCCGCGCGGCCCGTTTTCGCCGTGCGTTCACCGCCGCCCGGCTGCTTGGGCTGGGTTTGGGGCTTGGGCGCGTGCCGCTCGCGGGCCCGCTCGGCCATGCGCCGCTGCGACTCGGCGGCGTCGGCCTCGTCCTTCCTGGCCCGCGCCAGCCGCGCCTGCAGGTGCGCCTCGCTGGCCTTGCAGGTCATGGCGTAGGTGGTCAGGTTGCCGTGCCGCTTGAGCTGCTCGGGGTCGGTGAACAGCCGCACGTCCTCGACGATCCCAGGCTCGGCGGCCGGGTCGCGCCGGCAGAACAGCACGTGCAGGTCGACGATCCCCTCATCGGCGTCCTTGACGTCCACGATCGTTGCGGCCCTGGGGACCAGCGGCGGCGGGGCGCTGGTGTCGTAGAAGTGCACACGCTGGCCGATCGTGCTGGCCAGCATCATGGCGTGCTCGCAGGCCTGGATGTTGTTGCTCATGCTCGTGGGTCCGCTGCCTTCAGTTGTCGTCGACGTACCCGAAGCGGTGGCAGAACCGCTTGCGGTCGTCCTTGTTCCGAACGATGGGCCGGCCCTCGGGCGTGCACAGCGTCCCGTCACCGAGCTTCCGCACCGCCTGGCCGTGCTCGGTGGCCGGCTCCCCCACGCCGAAGGGGACCGGCGGCAGGCTCCGGCTCACCGGCAGCTTCTGGCCCTTGTGCTCCACCCCGCCCGCGCCGTGCACCACCGCCGCGCCGCCCGAGAACACCCGCTCGAACCGCCGTGGCGCACCATCGCGGTCGAGCTCGATGAACGGCGGTGCCTTGCCCATCGGGAACTGCTCCTCGATGACCTCGCCGTCGTCCGCTCTGTACTCGTAGGTGGCCATGTGTGGGTTCAACTCCGCTGGCCGCGGGCCGGGCCTGAACAGCTGGCCCAGGGGGAGCACCTGCGGCGGGTCGGAGTCGTCGCCGGGGTCGGGTTCCTCGACGCTCCAGCCGCCGAGGCGGGTCATACGGTGCTCGTGCCTTCCACCCCACGCCTGCGCCGTTCCCGAGTCCGCTCGTACAGCGCCCGGAGTGCCTGCTCGACACCCTGGAACGCGACGGCGTTCTCGTGGCACTTGAACGGGCCATCCTGAAAGCACCCCAGCCGGTGGCGGACGATCTCTAGTAGCGCCTCGTTCGTGAGACCGTTCACGCCGGCCTCGGCGATTCCACCCTTCTGGAAGTAAATCCGCGTGGTGCCAGCGCCTGCGATCGACACCAGGTAGTCGTGATGCGCACCGCCCGGTCCTTGTTCGTCGATCGCCGCAATGTGCAAATGCGGGTCGGGTTGCTCAATTGTCTTTGTTGGCACTGTGTGGTTCCTGTTGAGGGGGTTCATATCGTCGCCGCCGCCTCCGCCAGCATCCCGGCCTGCTCGTGCACCGGGTCAACGCCCGGGTCGTTCACGGTCTGCTGATCGGGCCCGCCGGGTGGTGATCCCGAACCGCCCGGGCCCCCTGGCCCGGCGGGCGCAGGCGGTCCCATCGGGCCACCCGGGGCGGTCCGGGAGAGCATCGCCGCGAGCTGCATCTGCTGGAGGATCTGGAAGTCCACGTAGCGGTCGGCGGCCTGGCTGATGTTGTGCGCCTGCCCAAGGTCGTTGAGCATGTCGCGGACCTTCAGCGCCGGGTTCACCAGCGCCTGGTTGGCCAGGTCCACGCTCTGGCGGATCATCTCGTTGGTCCGCGCCTGCATGAGCGCCTGGTTGGCGTACTCCATGCTGTATGGCTCGATCTCGACGCTGGTGGTCTGCTGCCGCGCCGGCTCGGCGCCAGGCGGGGGCCCGCCCACGTAGGTCCCGCTCGAAGGCCCGCCGCCCTGGGGGTCCTCGGTCCGCACGCGGAAGCTGATCGAGCGGTACCGCTGCATGATGAACAGGCACTCCTCGGCCACCGCGATCACGGCCATGCGGACCGAGCGCTTGTTGTCGGCCATGCGGACGTCGGCGGCGCGGTCGGCCACGGCCTCGGCGGTGGCGGTGACCTCGGGGTCCAGGTTGCCGCGCCGGGCGTCGGTGAGGCCCGTCTGGCGGTCCAGGCGCTCGCGGCTCAGGGCGTGGTACTTGAGCCACTCGGGGCTCGCCCCGTCGATGTCCACCTTCACCACGTCCTTCTCGCTCACGCCTTCCAGGGCGTACACGCTGCCCGACTGCCCGTGCGCCGCCGACTGCTTGAGCTGCTTCACCTTGGCGTTGACGAACACCAGCCGCTTGCTCTCGCCGGCGGCCTTGCCGATCGCGCGGGCGTGCAGGTTCACGTCCTCGGCGGTCCGCTGCGAGGCGCCCAGCGTCGAGTGCGGGTAGGGCTCCTCGCCGGCGGGGTACATGCCCACCTCGTGGTACGGGCCCGCGGGCGTGCCGATCCACGGCCTGGGGGCCCGGATGTACTCGCTGCGGCCCGACGGGAAGGCCGCCAGCGAATAGATCATGCCCGTCTCGCCGCAGTAGAACTCGTACCCCACGATCTGGTTCCGCTCGGGCCCCTCGCTGGCGCGGGCGGGGAGCCCGGCCTGTTCCAGGCCCAGGTCGCCGGCGATGTTGCGCAGCTGCTTCTCGTCGTACACGGGCTTGCCGTCGCGGTCCTTCTCGTTGAGGAGGTCCCCGATGTCCTTCACCCAGATATGGCCGTCGAACCGCGGGGCCTCGCCGTTGCGGGCGTCGCGGAAGAACCGCCGCGGCGGGATCCGCCACACCATGGGCCGCATGGGCTTGATGCCCGGCCACTGCTCGTAGCCCGGCACCACCTGGGCGCCGACCATGAACACGCCGAACCCGAACAGCGCGTCGATCACCACGCGGCGGGCGGTGCGCTCGAACTTGATCTGGCCCATCAGGCTGTTGAGGGCCGTCTGGTCGGCGGCGATGGTGTCGTTGGACGCCCCGCCCACGTCGCTGAGGTTGAACTTGGGGTTGCTGTAGAACAGGTGCGGGGCGATGTTCGCCACCACCTCGAAGGGGCTGTTCTCGACGCTGTCGTCGCCGTCGATCCGGTCGCTGTAGTGCTTGCCCAGGTAGGTGCGCCAGCGGGCGTCGATCAGGCGCACGATCCCGCGCTGCCACTCCAGGGCCGCCTGGACCTCTTCCCACATCGCTGTTGGGTCATCGTGGCGCAGCATCGCGGCATGACGCTACCTCCCGCCGGCGTCGCCGCCCCACGAGAACACGCCGCGCAGGCCCTTTTTCTCCGCCTGTTCTTCGGCCTCCAGCTCCGGCGAGCTGTCCATCACCGGCTGGCCCGTGCCCGCGGCGTAGCCCAGCACCACGGCGCGGCTGGGCTTGAGCTCGGCGTACCGCGGCCACTCGCGCACGCCGTGCCAGGCGTACATCGCGCCCATCGTCAGGTCCGGCGAGCCGCCGCCGATCAGCTTGACCTCGAGCTCCTCGTCGGGGTCACGCTCGGCGCCGGTCCTGGCCAGCCTTGCGTCGTGCCACACCAGGCGGCTCATCTCGTCGAGCAGCTCGGGGTCGCGCAGCTCGACGTCGCCGGCGGCCACCGCCGTGCGGAAGTTGTGCAGCAGCACGTCGCCGCCGCGCTTGTGGTGGCCCAGGCAGTCGCGGCGGGCCCGGCCCTTGGTCTCGTCGTTGCGGTCGTAGTACAGGAACGGGTACTGGTAGTCGTCCAGCAGACGCCGGAGCGTGGGCAGGCCCACCTGGCGCTCTCCGACGATGAACGCGTCGTTGTAGAACCGCGCCAGGGCGTACAGCACGCGGTCGAACCGCTCACCCAGGCGGGCGCGGACCCGCGCCACCTGGCGGGCCTTGCCGCCCTCGGAGCGGTAGGTGCGGTCGAACACGGGCGCGGTGTCCCAGTCCCTGCCCGGGATGCCCAGGGCGAAGTCGCAGCCGATGACGTACTCGCGGCCGGGTCGGGGCCGCTCCCAGACGTTGATCCGGAGCTTCTCGGGGTCGCCGGCGGCGCCCGCGAGGAAGCCGACGCGCCACGCCAGCGGCTCGCGCTCGACGATGAGCAGCTCCTCGGGGCTCAGGTCGTGGACCAGCTTCACCGGCTACACCTCACTCCTGATGAGCCCCAGGCCGGGCACGGGCCGCTCGACCTCGGGTGTCCACGGTTCGATCACCAGCATGCCGGCGTCGCCTGGCAGCTCGCTGTCCAGCTCGAGCGCCCGGGCCCGCAGGCGGTCCAGGGCCGACTCGTCGAACAGGCCGTTGGCCACGAAGCTCTTGAACCCGCCGAACAGGCGCACCTCCCGCTCCTTGGCCGTCGCCCACCGCTGCGACTCGTACCACAGGTCGTCCTCGACGCTGAGCCCGCTGTTGTCGTGCACACCGCCCTTGGGCCACACCCACAGGAACGGGTGCAGCTGCGCCGCCATGGCCTCCTCCTCGCCCAGGCCGCGCTCGGCGTGGTACGCCAGCCAGGGCTTGTAGGCGGTCTCGGCCATGAACGTGATGCCCTCGGTCTGGGTCGCCTTGCCGATGTACCGGGTCTTGGTCTCGCCGCGGCGGCGCTGCATCATCTCCATCCACAGCATGCGCGGGGGCGTCTCGTCGAACACGACCAGGTCGGGGTTGGTGCCCTGCACGTCGGTCCAGCTGGTGCGGTGCGTCACGACCTGCAGGAACCCGCCGTCGGGCCACACCAGCCGCTTGCCGCCCAGGGCGCCCTCGCTGCTGAACCGCGCCGCCGCACCCCAGCACTTGGGCCTGAGCAGGTCGTGGTACAGGGCGTCGAACTGGTCGAGCGTGGGGGCGATCCACACGGCGTGGATCGGGTGCGGCGGGGTCGCCTGCCACCGGTTGGTATGCCGCATCCAGGCGTCCACCTCGCAGGCGCACGCCTGCGAACCTCCCCAGCCGTTGCCGGGGGCCATGAACCTGATCGCGTGGGTGGACTGGTGGAACTGGAGCTGGCCCGAGGGCTTGCCCACCCTGGAGTACCCCGCCAGGGCCGGGTCCTGCGGGGCGCGGGTGCAGGTGTGGTGGGGCTCGTACCAGTCGGCGGGGTGCATCCGCCGGCGGGCGGCCAGCACGCGGCGGTACCCCAGCAGCCGGCGGGCGCGTTCGATCTCGGCCTCGATGGGCTTCGCGGGGGTGGGGGCCGGCACGTTCGGGTTCCGTTCCAACTACTTACGGACTGGGTCGGCCTTGGCCCGCAGGAGGGCCTTGGCCCGCATGGCGGGGGGCAGCTGATCGACGATGCCGTCGTCGATGAACGCCTGGATGATCTGGTCCTCGGTGAGCTCGGTCTCCAGGCCGGCCGGCGCATCGGCCTGGCCGTTGCGCTCGGTCGCCCCGCCGGTGAGCAGCTGGGTCATCTGCGTGGCCGAGTGGGCGGCGTGACGGATGGGCGCCAACCACCGGGCCGCGTCCTCGAGGAACGCGGTGTCGGCCTTTGTTCGATTCTTCCTGGGGTTGCCCTTGTCATCGAACAAGGCCTTGCCGGCGGCGGCCACCATGCGGCTGACGGTGAGCAGGCCCTGGTTCTCGATCTGCTGCCACAGCTTCGATCGCTCCTGCCTCTGGGCGCTCCTCAGTGCTCCAAGTCGGGCGGGGTCCCGTGAGAGGATGCGGCTGATGGTGTCGAAGCCGACGCCCAGCTCCTGCTTGATCTGGCGCCAGCTCATGTGCTCCTCGGTGAGCACCCACACCTGGGCCTCGATCTCGGGGGTGAGGGGCTGGCCGGGGAACCGCTTGCCTGGCGCGGGGGCCTTGGGGGGTTGGGGCCGCTTCTTGGTCATATTCCCAGCTCGGGGTCCTCAAAGTCCGCGGGGTCGTCGTTCACTGTGTGCTCGCAGCCTGGGCACACCCAGCCGCCCACGATGCCCACGTCGGGATCGTCGTCGATGTGCTCCATCTCCTCGTCGCATTTCGGGCAGTACTTGGTCATGCCGGCGCCTTTCTCTTCTTGCGCCGCGCGGATGAGTGCCACCACTGTCCGCAGTGCCGGCACCAGAACGTGTCGACACCCAGCTTCACGATCTCACCGGTGCACATTGGGCACGGCTGCGCGGGGTCGGGCGTCGCGGCGCACAGGCGGACGTATCGCCGGTACCTGGCCTGGTATTCCTGGGTTGGGTTCATGCGGGCGGCTTCTTCCTCGCCTTTGGCCCGGGCGCGACCTTCTCCGCCCACCGCTTCACGAACGTGACGGGCGGGCCCTCGCGCACGCCGGGCAGGGCCTTGAGCGCGGCAAAGGCCTGGCGGATGGGTGAGTTGAACGGGCGGGGCTTCATCGGCGGCCTGGCTCCTTCACGCGCTCGGGGTACACCCAGCGGCCGTTCTTGGCGTTGATGATTCTGAGGGGCAGGCGGCCGTACTGGCGCCACAGCTTCACGTCGCGGGCGAATTTCGCGGTCTGCACGCCCTTCACGTCCTCCACCCAGGCGTGCGGGGGCTCGCCCCGCTCGGGGTTGGCGATCACGATGGCGTCGGCCTCGTACACGTTCTCGGGGACGCCCAGGCGGTAGACCGGGTGGGGCACCCAGTCCAGGATGTGGCCCGATTCGATCAGGAGGTCCAGCTCGGCATAGCGCTGGGCCTCGGCCTGGGAGTCGCACGGGATGCCCTTGTACACCACCCGCTTGTTGCGGTACTTTGACTCCTTGGGGGGGAGCTCGATGCCCCACTCACGCGCCTGCTCACGAGAGATGCGAACGCCCATGGCGCGGCCTCCTCGTCGTCGTTCCGGGCGGGCGGGCGGGCGTGGCCGGGGGAACGACTTTGCCCTTGTGCTTCTTCTTGCCGGGCTTGTCTGGTTTAGTGTCGTGTGGTGCGGGCGCGGGCTTCGCTGGTGCTGGCGGCGGTGGCGCTTCAGGCGGGGCGAGCGTGGATGAGTAGGCCCGCAGGGCGGTGAGGAGGACACCCGCCTCGGCGGCGCTGAACACGCCGATCTCGACGACCAGCTGGCTGGTGGTCAGGGCGCGGGCCTCGGCCATGGCGCGGTCGGTGAAGATCTGGAACGCCGCGTGGTGCCAGGGCGCGGGGACGAGCCGGCCCTGGGTGGTCACCACGGCGAAGAACCGCTGGCCGGCGGAGACGAGGTGGGCGCCCGTCATGAACGCCCCGCGTTGGCGATGAGGCTGGCGACGATGCCCGGCTGGTCGGCGACGCGGGCGACGGTGGGGAGCTGGCGCGACGGCTCGGACGTGTCGATCTCGGCGCCCTCGATGCGGGCGTAGACGTGGGTGTTCTTCACCAGGCCGAGCTTGGGGTTGCCGCCGGCGTCGAAGGGGAAGAAACGCTCGAAGACGATCACGTCGCCGACCTGGGCCCGCATGGCCTCGGGGGTCTCGCCGTCCCTGGTGGCCGGCGCGCCGGGCCCGGCCTTGAGCACGCGGCCGAACCGGCCGTCGGACTTGAAGGCGGTCTCGGTGGGCAGGTGGATGCCCTGGGCGGTCATGGTCTGGCTCTTGAGCCTGACGGTCTCGACGAGGTACATATCGCCGAAGGGTTCGATGTTCACGGGTTACTCCTTGGTGGTGGTGAACAGTGGTGCGGCCGGTGGCTCGGGCTCGGGCAGCTGGAACCGCTGGCGCTCGAGGAGCTTGAACGCGTTCTCGATCGCCTCCTCGTAGCCCTCGCCGAGCTGGTCGTACAGGCGGGCCTGCGCCTTGCGCGGGAGCTGGTCCCAGCAGGCCCGGCAGATGCTGTTGCGGATCCGCTTCTGGTCCCCGCAGGCGGGGCAGACGGTGGACACGAGCGAGCGGACCAGGTCCGTGGCGGTGACGTTCATTCGGGAGACCTCCCCTCCATCAGCCGCCAGTACACGGGGGTGGGTCCGTGGCGGCCCTCGGGGCACGTGAAATGCGTGCCCTTGTAGTTGGACACGCACTTGCGGACCTGCATCTGCTCCAGGCCGGTGCCCTCGGCGATCTGCGGCACGGTGCTGGCGCCGTGCTCACGGAGGAAGGCCTCGATCGCGTCGCGGGTCTCGGGCCGGCGCCCGCCGCGGCGCTTGAGCCCGTCCTCGGCGTCCTGGTCCTCTTCGGCCGGCTTGCGCTCCGGCGGCGGCGCGGTCTTCACGGCGCGGGCGGGTGCGAATCTCTTGGCGGCCTCCTCCAGCGAGGGCGCCGGCTGCGGTCTCGCCAGCGGGTTGCCGACGTCGGGGTACGCGACGTCGAGCTTGGCTTCGTCGCACAGGACGTTGACCACCTCCTTGATCGCGCGCACCCCGAGCTCGCGGCGGGCGACCTCGGCTTTCAGCGCGTCGATGGTCTGGATGAGACTGGTGGTGTCGTTCACGCCGCGGCCCTCCCCTTGAAGTGCAGATCGAGCACCCTGGCCGCGTCGCCGAAATCGGAGAACTCCGCGTGCGTCCCGCCGGCGTCGGGGTGGCACTTCTTCGCCGCCGCGCGCTTGGCGTGGATGTACGCCTCGACCGTCGATTCGGGGTTGATCGCGCTGCCGGCGCGGATGTTCATCCAGGCGCACGCGGCCTCGACGGTCATCGTGGTGGCGGGTGCCCCCGCCGGGGGCAGCGCGGTCCAGCCGCGGTACTGCTCCCCTCGCTTGCTGCACCCGTAGCGGTCGATCAGGCGCAGATTCTTGAGCGTGAGCGCGATCGCGCGGAGGTTGGACTGCCAGTCCCGGTACGTGTCGCAGACCCATCGCATCGGGCCGTGCATGCTCTCGAACGAGAGGATGATGCCGGGGGCCGACGGCGCGGCAGACGAGACCGGCCAGCCGTCGTTGCGGATCTGCTGGCGGGTGAAGTAGCCCTGCACGGTGACATCCCGGGCCCGGAGCTGGTTTAGCTCGTACTCCAGCCCGTCGTACATGCCCGTGCCCTTGGTGTTGAAATCGCCCCGCAGCCGCTTGGCCGTCGGCTCTTGGGGCCACTTGTCGATGGGCGTGAATCGCAGGTCGATCACCGGCGCACCTTCTTCCCGCCCCCGGATCCCGCCTTCTTCCCGCCCCCGGCCTTCTTCTTGTGCCGCGCCCCCGCCGGCTTCTTGGCGTCACCCTTCGCCGGCGGCTTCGCCTCGGCGGGCCTGGCCTTCTCGGCGGCCTTGTTCTTCTCCTGCTCGATGTACCAGTCCTGGTCGTGGGGCAGGGGCGGCGTGGTCACGCCCATGCACCCCAGGAGCTGCTGCGTCACGCCGCTGCACTCGTTCAGGGTGTCCAGGTCATCGAGCTTGACGTGCGCCGCCAGGGCCCGGAGCTTGGCGAGGAAATCGCCGCCGCCGTCGGGGTCGGCCTTGGCCGCGCGGGCCAGGTCCATGAACGCCTTGCCCTCCTTGGTGCTCAGCACCCTGTCGTCGATGTTGTACGAGCCCTGGTACTGCCCGTTGAACGCCAGGCACGCGATCAGCGCCAGCGGGTTGTCGAGCTCACGCAGGGCCTTGAAGCTCCCCTTCAGCCACTCATCGCAGGCGTCCATGTGCTTGTTGCGGCCGCGGCTCTCGATCTCCCAGGGCGCCTCGCCCTTGGCCGTGCCCGGCAGCTTGCCGGTCTTCGCCGCCGGGCCCTTCCCCGTGGCCTTGTCGATCCGCCGCTTGAACGTCGTCTCCTTGACGAACTCGGGCGCCGCCACCTCCTTGCCGGCCTTGGCCTTGGTCTCGAGCTTCTCCACCTCCTTGTCCACCTGCTTCTGCTTCATGGCGAAGCACGCGGGGTTGAGGCACACGCCGCACTCGGCGGGCTGCTCCTCGTCGTGCTCGAACAGGCCCGGGTCGTTCACGCTGTTGCTCGGGCACGTCGCGCACGCCGGCAGCTCGCCCACCTTGGCGTCCATCTTCCAGGGCACCACCTTGAGCGCGTGCATGTGGCTGGCCACCCAGCTCCTCACCTTGTCGATCGACCACCCGAACTGGCCGAACTCGTCGCGGGCCGCGTACTGGGCGACCTCGTCGCGCAGGCCGGGGTCGGCCAGCTTGGCGATCTCCCGCGCCTGGCCCAGGCTGAGCAGGCCGTCGGCCAGCAGGTCGCGGGCCTCGCCGCCCAGGCGGGCGACGTACACGCGGTCGCGGACCCAGGGCTCCGAGCGGCCCAGGCGCTCGGCCACCACCCGCACCTGGTCGATGGGGTCCTCCTTGCCGCAGGCGTCGATCATCTGCGCCACCGCGAGGGATTCCTCCACGGCGGTCAGGTCCTCGCGCTGCAGGTTCTCGGCCGCCTGCCACTGCCGGCGGTCGGCCTCGCTCCAGCGGTCCACGATCTCCGCATTGATGCAGTCCCAGCCCAGCTTGCGGGCCGCCTCGATGCGGCGGTGCCCGAAGGCCGGCACGTACAAGGCGGCGGTGTCGGGCAGCTTGCCCATCCACTTGGGCATGGGCGAGTCGGAGCAGCCGTCGATGCGCAGCAGCTTCACCGGCTGGAGCTGGCCCGCGGCGTCCATGCCGGCGGCGAACTCGTCGAGGCCCTTGGAGATGTCCTTGCGCACGTTGGGGCCGAACACGATGTGCGCGAGCGGGACGTCGATGGTCTTGATGGTGGAGGGTTCGAGGGTGGCCTTGGTCATGATGTTTTTCCTTGGTCGCGGAGGTTTGGAAACGGCTCGTCGTTGAGTCGGAGGATGAACGCGCTGGCGGCGGCGGCGGCGGCGGAGGAGACGGCGGCGATGTGCCTGGGGATCTCACCTGGCGGCATCCTTTGCTCGTACGCCGCCTCGCAGAGGGCCTTGAACGCGACGAGGAACAGCCGCTCGGCCAGCTCGTCGCGGCGGTTCTTGTCCGCCGACCCGGTCGGTATCTTGGTCATGCGCGGGCTCCTGCATTGACGGCGAGCTGGGCCTCGACGTCCATGGCGTAGCGGCTGGCCTCGGTGTAGCCGTGCCCCATGCGCTGACACGCCTGGATCACGGCGTGGCGCACGGCGCTGAGCGGGTACTCGGGCTCGTCAGGCACCAGCTCGATGTTGCGTTTCCTGCCCCGTCCGTCGTCCTGCTTGGCGCGGCGAAGCCAGCCGTACCGCTCCAGGGCGCAGACGCGCTCGAAGACGGTGACGTGGCTCACGCCCATGACCGCGGCGATCTCCTTGAGCGTCGGCGCGTACCCCTTCTCCTTGATCGAGGCGGCGATCAGGTCGTAGGTCTCTCTCTGCTTGGGCGTCAGGGGTTGGCGTGTCATATTTTCTGGCCGTCCTTCCAGAGCTTCATAACGTGGGTTTCGTTCTCTCTGCACCACTCACTCCACGCCGCCCACGTGCGCATCGCTTCTTCTGGCGGCTGTGGGTTCAGAAGCCGGTACGTCGCGCTGACGAACTGCCCGCCGGTCCGCTTGCCGGTCGCTCGGTCGCGCCCATCCCAGAAGCCGATGCTGGCGTTGTCGTCCATCAGGTAGCACACCACGGCCTCGTCACTCCTGGCATCGAGACGGACGCCGCGCAGCGCTTCGACTTCGCCCTCCTTCGGCACCGCGACACGCAGCACGATCGGGCAGTTGTCGGGAGTGAGGATCCGACCCTCTGCCGGACCATCGAGAAACTTCGCCGAAGCCTTGATGCTCATGCCGCGGCCTCCCATTCCCACGCGTTGTTGATGACACGGTCCACGAGCTCGCGCGTGGCGCCCTCGCGGACCCATTCCCGGGCGTCCTTGCGCCCCTGCGGCGTGATCACCTTCACGCTCCGGGCCTTGGGCACGAGCATGTCGGCGAGCTTGGCGGCCCCGGCGAAGCCCGGCCCGTCGTCGTCGGCCACGATCACCACGTCGCGGCGTGGCTGGCCCAGGGGCCTCGCCAGCGACACGACCTGGTCTTCGCAGCCCCGGCAGCTCGGGCGGCCCACGGCGTCGTAGCCCAGGCCCAGGAGGGCCGCGGTGTCGGTCGGTCCCTCGCACACCAGGAGCGGGCCGTCGCTGCGGACCTCGGGGATGAACAGCCCGTGCGTGCTTCCCTTCTCGGCCCACTTCTTGCCGTCCGAGCCGCGGAGCCTGATGCCCACCACGCGGCCGCCGGCGAGCGACATCGGGAAGGTGTACGCCCGCCCGTTCCAGCCCACGCCCAGGAGCTGCAGGGTCAGGGGCATCACGCCCAGGCCCAGGGCGAGCATCTCCAGGGCGTCGTTGCTCAGGGCCCGGCGGCACCTGGCGGCGTGCTCGGCGAAGTCGGTGACGGCCTTGTGGGCCTCGCTCTCGCGCTTGTGCCTGAGCCACCACTCCTCGGGGGGCGAGTGGAAGCGGCCGCCCTCGCTCTTCTTGAGCCGGAAGAGGTACCCGGCGTCGCCCAGGTCCTTGTCGAACCCCTCGGCGACGCGGCCGCAGATGACGGCGCTCTCGTCGGCCTGCATCATGCACCAGTGGTCGTGCTGGCAGACGGGGCAGAGGTTGTACGGGGCCTCGTTCCGCGGCGCGATCCGCACCCAGCCCTTGACGATGTTCATGGCCACAGCCCCCCGCTCGTGGCGGCCAGGCTCGGACCGTTCGTGATGAGTACCTCGGTCGCGGTATCGGCTTCGGCGGGATCCAGACCAGATTCGCCGCGCCGCAGCGACACGCTCAGGTTCTTGGGGACCTCGACCAGCCTGTGGTGGAAACGGTCCAGCGGGTACAGCTCGTGAAGGCGCGGGTGCGGCCGGTAGCTCACGACCACGCGGGCCTTTCGGAACCGAGACACCAAGGCCGCGAGGTCCGCGTGCTGCGCGGGTGTGAAATCGTGGGTGTACTTCGCGCCCTTCTCCAGGTACGGCGGGTCGAGGTAGTACGCCCAGCAGCCGTCGTCGTCCAGGCGCTCGAGCATCTCGAACGCGTCGAGCCTGTCGATCGTGACGCTCGCCAGGCGTTCGTGCCAGAACGGCATCGAATGGACAACGCCCCGCCAGCGCGTCGGTCCGTGGCCTCCGCCGATGGTGTACCGGCGGGCCAGGTGGCCGTGGTTCTTGGCGGTGCCGGCGATGCCGTTCCGCCCCTGCCACGAGTAGACCAGGTACCAGTACGCGCGATCGACGTGCTCCGGCATCACACCAGCGATGCTGGGCGCGACGACGCCGGCGTGCGCGACGATGGCCTGCGCCTCGGTGTGCAGCTCGTGCGCCATGAGCGTTCGGTCGCACCGTTCGCAGAGATCCCGCCAGAGGCCCGAAGCGAGAACGCGGGCCAGGTTGATCAGGTCGCCGTGCAGGTCGTTCAGGACCTCCATGGATGAACGCGGCTTGTTGAGCAGCACGGCCGCGGATCCGCAGAACAACTCGGCGTACCCACGATGCGGCCCCAACTCCTGCACGATGATCGGCGCCATGATGCCCTTGGCGCCGAACCACGGAGCGATGCGCGTGATGACGGGGCCCGTGCTCACGCCGGCACCTCCTCGGGTCTGAGGGGCCGCCAGCCGTTCCGCGCCAGCGCATCGATGATCCGGCTCGCCCGCTCGTAGCTCACCGGAACCGGGTCGATCCCGTGGCGCTTCAGCGTCTGCGCCTGGCGGAAGTTGCACAGGCCCTTCTTGTACCGGACCCGGATGCGCCCGATCAGCGCCCCCGCCTGGCCCGCCGACAGGTTCTCGGGGTTCTTCATCCCCTGCCGCGCCAGGAACTTGCACTGGCCTCGCGTCGCAGGCTTGCCCGTCCGCCACGCCGGCCGCCGGTCGGGCATGGTGTCGGCCCGCTCGTACAGGCTCACCCGCTGCTTGTGGTACGCGGCCCGGCCGTGGATGCCCCGCCGGCGAGCCTCGGCCTCGCGCTCCTCCCGCGCCTTCTTCTCCGCCGCCAGCTGCCGCTCGGCCTCGCTGATCACCGCCGTCACGCCCTGGCCGCCGGCCTCCCCGCCCTTGAGCAGCTTCCGCGCCCGCCTGATGACCCTCTCGTCCTTGCCCGCGCCAAGCAAGGTCAGCGCGTCGCTGAGCTTGTGCTCGCCGCAGTTGCCCACGAAGTCCAGCACCCGCACGAACGGCTTGCCGCTGAACGCGATCCGCTCCAGCCTCTCGGCCGCCGTATCGACCCCGTCGATCACGCCAGGCAGGGTCCGCGTGCCCCGCCCCAGCATCTGCTCGAACAGCGAAGCGCTCTTGGTGGGCCGGGCCACCGCCACCACGCGGATGCTCGGATCGTCGAACCCCCGCACCGTCACGCCGAAGTTGACCAGGTACTGGAACTTGGCGTCGAGGTAGTCGCGGAACAGCTGCCGCCGCTCGTCCTTGGGCGTCGAGCCCGTCACGAACCGCGCCGAGCCGGGCTTGTTGCCGGGGCGGTTGAGGATCTCCGCCAGGCGCTGCGCGTGGCTCACGCTGGCGGCGAACACCAGCGTCTTCTCCTCGCGCCCCAGCCGGTTGGTCTCCTGCAGCACGGCGCTGGCGATGCCCAGGAGCGGCTTCTCGAACTCCAGCTCGGCGGCGAGCTCGGCCTGGTTCAGGTCGCCACGGTTGGTCCCGACGCCCGAGATGTCGATCGACTCGATCGGGCAGTACTCCTGGTGCGGCTCGACCAGCCACCCCTGCTCGATGCCCTGCAGCAGGCTCATGGAGTACGCGATCGAGCTGTACACCTTGCTGAGCCTGGTCCAGCTGCCGGGGGTGGCCGTGACGCCCAGCACCCAGGCGGAGGCGAAGTAGTCCAGGATCGAGGTGTAGCTGGCCGCGATCGACAGGTCGGCCTCGTCGACCACGACGATGGCGAACTCGTCCTTGTTGAACTTGGTGATGCGGCTGGCGTGCAGGGAGTCCTTGCTGGCCACCACCACCCGGGCCCGGCTGAACTGGTAGCGGTCGGCGCGGTGCTCCTGGCCCATCTCGATGTCGCCGGCCTCGCCGGTCATGCGCTGCACGCGGGCCGCCGCCTGGTACACCAGCTCGGCGCGGTCGGCCAGGATCAGGGCCCGCTTGTGCGGGTGCTCCGCCAGGACGCGGCGGACGATCTCGACGAACAGCGTGGTCTTGCCCGTGCCGGTGGGCAGGATCACGAGCGTGGAGCGGCCCGTGCGCATGGCGTCGATCGCCAGCGGCGCCGCCTCGGCCTGGTATGGGCGCAGGACCACGCTCACCGGGTGAAGCCCTCCGGACGGGATTGCCACGTGGTGTTGTCGTCTGGGTTGGACCTCGCCACGCGCAGGACCTGGTCGGCGACCTCGGCCTCTGGTTTGCCGGTCTGGGCCGCGATCTCCTTGGAGGTTTCGGAGCCGATATGGCGGGCGGTGTTGAGCAGGAGCCCGGCGGCGATGATGCGGGCCATCGAATCCGTGCCCCAATTCTCGGCAGAAATCACGCGCACGGCGCCGCCGGGGTTGACCGCCACATACACCACCAACACCGATCCGCCCTCGGTTGGGCCCTGCTGGCGATCCGTCAGCGCGTGGAGCAACTCATCGACCTGGGCGTCGGTCAGCGGTGCGGGCGTGCCCTGGTCCGGCACATCGGTGTTCATGAGCGGCCTCCCATCTTGAAGCTCTTCGTGAGCGTCTGGATGTTGCGAGCCACGTATTCTTTGGTCACCCCTTCGCGCTGCGCGACCAGCCCCGTAATCCGGTCCAGCACGCCGGGAACGCAAAACACCAAAAGTGCGGCCGCAGCATGGCAGGAGTGATGCCTCTCGCCTTGGCCGACCCAGCACGGGGTCGTTTCGTCGTCGTCGTCAACGACCATGCCAACGATCAGGGTTGCGCGGCCTGGTTTGCTCCGGTGGAACTCCTCGCACAGCTTGTTCAGCGCCTCTGCAAAATCCTGGTGTGTCACGATCTGCCTCCCTTCTTCCCAGCGCCCTTGGGCCACTGGCGGCTCTCGAACATCCGCACCGCTTCCTCGCCGGCGGCGTCGTACAGCAGCTTGTTCACCCACCCCAGGCCCTTGCAGCCCTTGCAGCCCTTGCCCGCGCACAACGGACACAGCGAGTGCGGCGCGGCCATCTTGATCTCCTCCTTGAGCTGCCCCAGGCTCGCCTGGATGCGCTGCGGCGACGCGTAGCTGGGCAGGCCCCCGGGCGTCTGCAGCAGGGCCTCGACCAGGCGGCCCACGTTGGCGATCGACGCCAGCAGCTCGCCGAACTGCCTGGAGCCGTCCCCGAACACCGGCCTGAACCGCTCGGGCACGGGCCGCGAGCGGGCGTCCAGGGCGTCGGGCGGCGCGGGGGGCGCGGGCTGCCCACCGGAGTCCCCGTCGTCCCCCCCGCGGGGCGCGAACACGCTGTCGGGGTCGTCGTCGATAGGGACATACCGACGCTCCCCCCCGGACGCCCGGCCTTTGGAGGCCTGGGCGATCCCCCCCGTGCTCATCTGCGTCACCGTCCCGGACCGCGTTCTGACGGTCCTGGAGGGGTTTGACGTGTCCTCACTGTAAGTTCTTTCAGTGAGAGACCTCCGGACCTCGGCCACAAGTGGGGGGCTCGTACGGGTGATCCTGGCGATCTCGCGGTCGCTCCACTTCACGAGCTCGTTGTCAGCCAGCGCCGCGCCGATGGCCTTGCGCTTGTCGCCGTTGCTGCGTCGCTTGCCGTGCTCGGCGTTCGCACCGAGGGCGAACTCCCACGCGGCCCGGCGATCACCCTTGCGGACTGCGCACTTGGCGGTATCGGCCTGATTGAGCGCCAGGGCGGCGATGGTGTGGAACCCGTCGGCGAGCCAGTAGGTCTTGGCGTCCTCCTTGAACACCACGACGGGAGGGAATTCCGACCCCGCCTTGATCGCCTCGGCGTACTCCCGGACCGTCTCCTGGTCCGTGATCTCACGCATCTGCGTGCCGCCGTCCACACGGATGAGCTTCAACTTCACGCTTTCGATGGCTGCTTGCATTCGCGGTCCTTGCGAGTGGAGGGCTTGGAGGGTTTGGCGGTCCGGGTCTTCTTGGTCGGGGCGCGGTCGGGAGCGGGGGGCGGCTGGGCGGGCGCCGGCGCGGCGACGGTGTCGAAGAGCGACGGCTCGTCGATCACGCTGGTGAGCTCCACGACCTCCAGGCGGCCGCGCAGGGCGGTGGCGGCCAGGAGGAACTTCTTGAGCGGGCCGAGCGTGCCGCGGCGGGCCCCGCGTTTCAGGGCCGCCCTGGCGGCGAGCTCGGCGCCGTGCACCAGGGCGGCGGTCAGCGGCGGGGCGACTGGACGCTGCGGGTCAGGGGTTGGTGTGTCGCTGGTCATGGGAAAGGTCCCGCCCCGCGTGAACGGAGCGAGACCCGCAGGGGTGCACCGGCCGCCGGAGGTGGTGACGGCGGCCGGGCCATGGTGGGAATGCCGCGGTGGGGTTCGAACCCAAGCCCCTGCCCCGAGCGATCACTCTCAAGGGGCCGGCACGCGGCAGAGTCGAGCTACGCCTCGACGACTTTCTTCTGGGATTCATCCCAGCGGTACTTCACACCCGGCTTGAATCCGTCCTCGCCGATGTGTTGCACGATCAGGCGGAACCGCTTCCCGTCCCACCGGCGCAGCACGATGATTCCTCCGTCCCCGGCGGTCGCGGTGCCTCTGGCCCCGGCGGTCGCGGTGCCTCCGTCCCCGGCGGTCGCGGTGCCTGCGTACCCGGCGGTCGCGGTGCCTGCGTACCCGGCGGTCGCGGTGCCTCCGTCCCCGGCGGTCGCGGTGCCTCCGTCCCCGGCGGTCGCGGTGCCTGCGTCCCCGGCGGTCGCGGTGCCTGCGTACCCGGCGGTAACACGTGCGCCTGGAACAAGATGTTCGGGGAACGAATCCAGCCACCGCTTCGCGGCCTGCCGGCATTTCTCGGTCAGCGCCGGTGCGTCGTCTTTGAACCAGCCGGGCATCCGCGTCTCGTCCAGTTTGAACGACCAGGTGTTGTCAACCGGCTTGATGGCGCCGGTAGCTTCATCGCGGAACAGACGCCAATCGCCCCCGTCCTGGTACCCCTTGGGCGAGACCTCGAACCGCGCGTAGCTGTCGCCCATCAGGCCGTCGGGTAGTCCGTGCTCTTCGGCGATTTGCGAGTGCGAGTGCTGCCAGGCGTCGTTTCGTGGCATGAACACCGTGCCGTCAGACTTCATGATGCCGGAGATGGGGTTGCACATGAGACGATGCTCCTTTCGAAATAGCGGGGGGTGGACTCGAACCACCGACCTGCGGGTAATGAGCCCGCCGAGCTGGCCAACTGCTCTACCCCGCCAACTGCCGGTCTCTCCCGGCTGTCGCACGTTTGTCGCGATCGCCCCGCCCGAGCGTGCCGGGCGGAGGAATGAGCGAGCGGGCGGCGTCGAAGTCCCGCTCTTTGGCCCAAGGCTCACGACCACACCCGATGAGGCTCAGGCGGGCGGGGCGCCGATCAGGGGCGAGGGCCGGTCGATGCCCACCGCCTTCTCCCGCGCCAAGAGGTCGCCGATGGCGTGCCTGGTCTTGACCCCGAAGCCGGCGCAGCTCACGCCCAGGTGCTTGAAGTCGGGCCGCACCGCGCACAGCTGGTTGCCGCACAGCTGGTTGCCGTCGCGGTAGATCACCACGGCGTCGGGCGGGAAGTTGAGGCACGGGCCGGTGGCAGCGACTTCCGGCGGCTTGCTGTGCGGATCGTCGCGCGTGGCCTTGTCGAGCTCGGCGTCGCTGATGCGCTGGCAGCAGCCGCCGACCTTGCCCACCGTGGCCTTGTCCACCTGCTCGGCCAGGAGGGCCGCACGCTCCTGGGGGCTCAGCCTCCACAAGGGCGCGAGCGTGTCGAGGAACTGCTCGATGCGCAGGAACCGATCCTCGGTCCCCATCGCGGCCCCGGTCGCCGTCAATGCTGCGTTGTCCTTGTCCATCAGCCTTTCCTTTCCGCCGGCGCGTCTTCGGCCAGCTCCATGAGTCGATCCACGATCTGCTCCACGTACGCGCCCGGGGCCAGGCTGGCGACGACATGCCGAACGTCGGCGATGCGCACCACCCGGTTCTCCGGCGTGCCGGGGACCAGCCGGAGCCTCCAGCTCCGCCCTTTCTGCTCCAGGTAGCCCATCTGCATGAGCCACCTGATCCGCCCGTGCGCCGCCGACACGCTCGTGCCGGTCTCGCGCGCGATCTCCCGCAAAGGTGGCGACTCGCCGTGCCGGGCGATGTGCCGCCGCACAAAGGTCAGCGTCCTTGCGACCGCGTCATCCATGAAGTCAGTTCCCGTTCACGAGGGCCTTGGCCTGGTCGGTCCGCGACGGCGCGTCGCTGCGCCGCAGCCACTGCGCGATGCCGTCGGCCAGCTGCGCGCTCCACTTGGCGATCTCCGCCGAGCCGTTCATCTGCTCGGGCTTGCCGCGGCGGGTGATGGCCGCGATCAGGTCGGCCTTGCTCTTGCCGCGGCCCTTGAGCGCCCGCTCGGTCCACGCGCCGAAGGCGTCGCCCAGGAGCTCGTTCTCGCCCAGCGCCGGCATGTCCTCCTCGACGTACTCGGGCTCGTGGTGGGCGGGGGGAGCCGGTCGGGTCGGCTCACGCTCGGACCGTGGCGCCGGGGCCTGCCGGGGCTGGTAGCGGCTCTGGCGGGGTGCCTGCGACTTCTCAGGGCTCTCGCTTTCGTAGTCGTCGCCGCGGTCACCGCCGATGCTCAGGCTCGCGCGCAGGCAGTCCTTCATGGCGGCCGTCACGCACTTGCTCAGGCCCTTGTCGCCGCGGTCGATCGCCTCGCAGCACCAGTGCAGCACCAGGTAATCGCGGGGGTCGTCGCCGTTCTCCAGGCGGATGTCGAACCGCGCCGTGTGAATCTGCTGGGGTTTGCCGTCGCGGGTCTGGATTGAGTCCTGCTGCCAGCCCATCATCGACACGTACATGGCAACGCCGGTCTTGGCGAAAGCCTGCCTGATCGAGTTGGACTGCTGGTGCGCGTCGGCGTACTTGTAGCCGTCGTGCTCGTTCTGGCGGTTGGCCTTGAGGTTCTCGATGTACTCCATGGCCCCGGCCAGCCGCTTGCCCAGCGGGCGCTCGTGCGGCTTCTCGGAGTACCCTCGCTCCATCGGTGCGAACGGCCCGGCGTCCCAGGACGCTGTGCTCTCGCCGGTTTCAGTGTTGGTCTGCATGGCTTCGTTCCTTGTGGTTGGGGGTGGGGTTTGAACTGATCACGCCACGGCCTTGGCCGCCCTGGCCGCGGTGAAGCGGCACACGCGGAAGGGCTTGCCGGGCCGGTAGTACCTCTCGAACACGTCGGGCTGCTCGGCCTTGAGCGCCTCGGCGTCCAGGCCCTTGCGCGTCTGCTGCATGAACGACACCTTGCCCAGCGGGCACTCGCCGCCCTCGGCGTCGCCCAGGGCCGCGATCACGGCCGCCTTGGCCTGCTCCTGCAGGTCCGCCGCCGCCTTCAGCGCGTCCTCGGCCTGGCGCCACCGGGCCACCAGCTCGGCGGGCAGGGCCACGCTCTTGGCCGGCACGCGCTTCACGCGCTTCAGCACGTCCATCGACGGGCCGCCGGCGTCCTGCGGGGGCTGCTCGCGGCCCACCACGTACCGCTGCCACCACTCGCGGCAGCGGCTCTCGACGCTCTCCAGGAGCTCGTCGTCGCGGTGGATGGTGTAGAGCCGGCGCTCCAGCCGGAAGCCCGCCAGAAGCGCCGGCACGTGCACGCGCTGCAGCGTCGGGCAGGCGATCATCTGGGCCGCGCACTGGAACAGCACCTTGAACGGCACCAGGTCCGTGCCCGCCTCGCCCCACTGCTCGCCGTCGATGCTGGTGGTCTTGGCCTCGAACCCCGTGGTGGGGTCGATGATGCGCTTGCCGCCGCGCCGGGCGACGCCGTCCATGGTCGCGGCGATCACGCCCCGGGGCGACACGAACCACACCTGCCGCTCGATGCTCGCCGGGTCGATCCCGACCTGCCGCGCGCCCCAGTTGAGCATCGCGTCCTCCAGGTCGTTGCCGATCTCGGCGGCCTCGCCGGCCTCGGACGGCTCGACCTCGCTGGTCTTCTCGACCCACACGTCCCAGGCGGTCTTGTGCGGGTTCTCGCCCAGCACCGCGCTCACGTCGCTGGCGGTCAGGTACCCGCGCCGACGTTGCAGTTGTTCCTCGGTCAACAT